TGAACAAATAGAACAATCAATCGAATCTCTTTCTAAATTGATGCGATCTAAGCTTGCAAGCGACGCCGTATCCACATTGGAACGAGTCGACAAATACGACATTACTGACATACGGGAAGAAAACACAAGAGAGCAAGTTTTATCGTCACTAGCTAAACGGTCCGCTTTAGTTTTCGGATGGAATGATCAATCGGAAAACGCTACTGTGTCAATTAATCTGTTAAACGCTTTGCCGGACAAAGTGATTACTGTGACAGATGAAAAACAAATAGAATAGCAAAAAAGGATTGTTTTACTGTAGATAAATCGCTGTTTATGAATAGAGGGTGGCGGCCCCTTTTGGGGTGGGGTTCGTTTACGATACCCCCCTCAAAAATTTTTGGTATTTTTGGCTTTACATCTCTTGAAGTGGTGGTAGCAAGCGTTCGACCTTAAGCGATGGATGTGGTGGTCGTGCATCCGATTGTCTAAGCGGAAGTGACGTCCGTGCTGAGGGATCGATCCACATGAGTGGATCGTTGGCCTTCTTCTAGAGTTGGTTAATGTCGGTTTACTTTTTTGGATTATGGCTTGTCCTAATGTCTTTAACGCTTTTGCGGTGGCGACTGAGTCGCTGGCGCAGGATGTGTACAAGCGGGCTTCGTACCGCTCGATGTGGCTCAACATGATTGAGCGTGGTGAGTATCCGCAGGGTACTGGTTTGACTCAGACCAGTTTCACGACCACTTCGATTGAGCCGACTGCGGCTGAGGAGTGGAGTGCGATCACGTTGGCTACTGGCAACCCTGGTGACAACGGTGGTGCTTGCGATGTGACCTACAACAGTGTTCCTGTGGGTTACAATGCGGTGACTTGGTCTCCTGAGCGTTTTGCGCTGAAGGGTCCGTTGCTGTGTAAGGATGATCTGACTTTTGATCATCGTGTTGAGGCGTTTCTGCGTGTGTATTTGGAGAAGCTGTCGATTCGCGCTCAGCGTTCGTGGGAGACTCGGTATCAGAATATGTTCGCGAAGTTCGCGATCAAGGCTGTGGCCGACTCGTCTTTCACTCAGGTTGAGACGATTCCGTCTGGTGTGAACGAGTTGCCGTGGATTCAGACTGGATCGGTTGGTCAGGCTCTGAATCAGGCGACGAGTGAGTTGACGCAGGAGATGTTGGATGTGGCTGCTGCCACGTTGATCCGCAATGGTGCGACGAATCCTGATTCGAGTGGTTTCATCAGCTATTCGAGCGATGGTCCGGTGTTCCCGTTGTACATTGGTTTGGAGGCGTCTCAGCGGATTGCCCAGAACAATCCTGCGTTCCGTGATGATCTGCGTTATGCGGACATGGGCAGTGGGACTGGTGCGGAGTTGCTGAAGCGCATTGGTGCGAACCGTGTGATCAAGAACTTCCGTCATGTGCCGAATCTGTTCCCGCCTCGGTTTACCTATGGTGGTGGCAAGTACACGTTGGTGCAGCCGTTCACCAGCACCAGTGGCACGAAGGGTACTGTGTTCAGTGTGAATCCTTCGTGGGTGTCTGCTCCGTACGAGGCTGCGTTTGTGGTGACTCCGTATGTGTTCAAGTCTCACATTGTTCGCCCGGTGAATCGGGTTGGCGATCTGAGCTGGATGCCGACCAACTACATGGGTGAGTGGCAGTGGGTGACTGGTGCTTACAAGCTCGATGTGGATTGTGCTGATCCGCTGGAGAAGAAGGGTCAGCATTATGCTGAGTTCATTCATGCGCCGGAGCCGATCTTCACGAACCAGGGCATGACGATCATCTTCCGTCGTTGCACTGGTGCGCTCACACAGATCATCTGCTCGTAATTTCGAGTAGATAGCGATTGTGCCGTGGGGAGAGAAATCCTCACGGCATTTTCTTTTTGACGGTGGTTGGTGAGTGGGCCAGATTGGGCGTGGGTGTTCTGTTAGTTTGGACTCTTGGGAAAGCGGCAAAGTGCTGCTGGCCCCCGGTTGGACGATGAAAAGTCTGGCCGGGGGTTTTTCGTTGACATTGTTGATGATGGGATGAGTCTCTTTTGTATGCCGAAGTTCATGTTGCCGGAGGGGGTTGAGGTTCCTGAGAATCTGAAGGAGGGCGAAGCGTTTCAGACGATGGCCACGATCATTCTTGGGAAGGGTGGCAAGGCGGAGTTGATTGAGGTGGATGGGGTGGCCATCCCTGGGTACGAGAAGAGGGGATCCAAGGGCAAGAAGATGGCCGAGCGGGAATACGAGGAGGAGGGGGAGATGGAGGAGGGCGGAGAGCGCGAGGGGTTTGTTGCCGAGGTGATGCGGCGTGGTGCTGGACCGATGATGTAATAATCGTATGTCAGACATTACTTGTGCAGAGACAGCGACGTTGTTGAGCGAGGTTGGTCCGCTTGGTTGTCGTTCGCCGTGGGAGCGGGAGATGGCCAAGTTGGCGTTGCTCAATCGGATTGCTGATGGGACGGGTACTGCGGCGGCCAATGCTGCTTCGTACAGTGTGACTCGTTCGGTTTCTGCGTCTGGGGCGATTGTCTCGACTGATTCGGTTATTTTGGCCAACTCGACTGCTGGTGCTGTGACGATTTCTTTGCCTCCGGCTGCGACTGCTGTTGGTCGTGTTTTCGTTGTGAAGCGGGTGAACGCTGGGGCGAACAACGTGACTGTCGATCCTTTTGGGGCGGAGACGATTGACGGTGCGGCGACGAATGTGCTTACGACTCAATGGGCGTATGTGAGGTTTGTGAGCAACGGGACTGCGTGGTTCATTGTCTGAAATTGAGAGACTATGGCTGAAGGCATTCCATTGACATGTAATGAGACGGCGCAGCTTATTGCGGAGGTATCTGCGAGTGGTTGTCGTTCGCCGTGGGAGATGGATTTGATTGAGTTGGCTCTTTTGAATCGGATTTCTGAAGCTACTGGTGGAGCCGGTGGCTTTCCTTTGACCGCTGACATCACCGGAATCACGGTTGATTTCACTGGTATTACAGCAGATCAAACTCAGTACTAACGATTATGGCACAGCAAACGATCAATGTTGGGGCGGCACCGAATGACGGGACTGGGACGCCGTTGCGTACGGCGTTTCAGTATACGAACAGCAACTTCACGGAGTTGTACACGGCTGTTGGGCCGAGTGGTAACAACATCGTGGTCCCTGGTACCGCCACGATCACCGGCGATCTGACGGTGGATACCAGCACGTTGAAGGTGGACAGCGCGAACAATCGGGTGGGTATTGGGACGGCTACACCGCAACAGACGTTGGATGTTTCTGGAACGATCAACTCGACCCAAGCCAGATTCGGAAACGTAAATGGTCGTGGTTTGACGATAGCTACGGCGTTGGTTGCTGGTGTAAACGAAGCTGGATCGGTGTTCAATGCACTTGGTTCTGGGTCTGGCGCACATATCTTTCAGGTCGATTCGGTTGAGCAATACCGCATTGCACCGCTCGGAGTGTTTACTTGGAGCGACGGCGCAGGCGGCACCCGAATGACCCTCAACAGCACGGGGCTGGGCGTGGGGGTTACGCCGAGTGTCAGGTTTGATTCTCTCGTTGCCGATGCTGCTGAATGCGGACGTTTCCGTGCTGCAAGTGGATGGCTTCGGGTTCATCCGTATCTGAACGCAACGGACTACTGTCGTCTTCAGGCGGTAAATGGAACCAACACCGCGTTGATACCGTTGACGCTTGAAGGTCAGATTCTTCGTTTCAATACGAATGGCGGACTTGCTGCGACGCTCGACGCGAGCGGGCGGTTGTTGGTTGGCGGAACAAACGCATTCACTCTCACCGACGGAACTGGTGCTACGTTTACCCCAAAGTTCTACAGCCAATCCACATCCGGTGCTGAAGGTGTCGGCGTGTTGATTGCCGATGGAACCAATCAACGTCGGATCGGGTTGTTCGTCGATCAGACAAACGGTTTCTACGGCATCAGCGGAAACTTTTCGGCGGTTGAACCGACATTCGTCATTCGGTCTGGATCTTCGGAACGTGTCCGAATCGACACCGCTGGAAATCTGATTTGGAGCCCCGCTGCGACTCCTCCGACTCTCACCGTCAACGGCCAACTCACCGTCAACGCTACCAGCAACACCAACCTTCGCTTCAGCTATCGCGGTTCTGACGGTGTGACCCGTGTTGCCAACATCACCCTCGCCTAATCCCATGATTACTCTCAACTGGATCATCGAACGCCTTCTCGTTAAGCCGACCGAAGGCAGTCTCACGGACGTTGTGATTACCGCCGATTGGCGTTGCTGGGGCAACGAAACAATCGGCACCGGCGACACCGCCAAAACCTACAGCGGAACCTGCTACGGCTCCTGCTCGTTCGCGCCGCCCAGCGGCTCGTTCACGCCGTATCCTGACCTCACGCAGGATCAGGTTCTCGGCTGGTGCTACGAGAACGGCGTGGACAAGACCGCCATCGAAGCCAACGTCTCGCTCCAGATTCAGAACCAGATCAACCCTCCGGTCATCACCCCGCCGCTGCCGTGGGCTCCTCCCGCTCCCGAGCCGGAAATCGTTGCGGACGCGCCCGTGGTCGCTGATGCTCCCGCCGCATGATCAAGATCGAACTCACTCCCCAGCAATTCAACCAGCTCTATGAGCTGCTCGTCATTGGCATGAAGGCCGGCAACGTCAACAACATGAAGGTCGGCCTTCCGCTGGTGGAAATCCTCGAAGCTGCTGCCGCAACCTCCCAAACCAAGCCAGAGTAACCAATGGACGCGACCAACCATAGCGGTGGATTCGGAGGTATCGTTGGGTTGCTCGGAACCGCAACCGTAGCAATGGTGGCCTCCTACATCCCCGAACTCACCGAGTGGACACGGTTCCTGACCGCTCTCGCCGCCTTGGTCGCAGCCGTCACGGCACTATACAAAGCCATCAAAAAGAAATGAACCCCAACGTCGCTTCGCTCATCCGCCACATCCTCACGGCTGCTGGCGGTTTTCTCGTCGCCAAAGGTATCGCCTCCGCTGAACAGATCGCCGAGATCGTCGGTGCTTTGATCACGGTTGTCGGTATCGGCTGGTCGATCAAGAAGAACGGCAGTTCCAACAAGACCGAATAATCGGTCATGCTCAACTTCCTCGCAGAACTGGCCATGAAGCTGATCGTTTGGCTTCATGGCCTTTTTTCTGCCGATAAAACAAGTGAAGACGCCAAGAAACAACCTGATCTTAAGCGCGATCTGCTCAATCGGATTGATCGGATGCACGACAAGTAGGGTCATCTATGTGCCTCACGGCGAGCCTGTACGCCTCGCTGAAAGCGTGAAGGCCAAGGTTTGGGTCGTTGACTCCACCGGCAAAACGGTGCGTAGTAACAACCGCATCACCATCCATGAAGGTTGGTATGCTTTGCCAAAGGAATAATTATGAGCAGCAACGCGCCGTACAAAAGTGTCAGCCAGTCGCCCGTTTCGGGTTCTGGTCCGTACAGAAAACAACCGGCCCCGATTCCTCAGAAGCCGGTGTATGTCCCACCGAAGGTTCCCTCTGGTTCCGGTCCTTACGGTTCCGGCCCATATCGAGGTCGCTAACGGCCCAATGATTTCATCACGTTGGTGATGAAGTCCTGAGAATTCGGATTCGCGTTCGAGCTACCCGCCGGACGCGAACTTCCTTTCGAGGAGGAACTCACGCCGGGTTCGGCACCGCGATACTTAGCCAGTTCCGATTGGAGCCGCTTGTTCACCTCGACCTGGGCGTAGAGAAGCTCGCGGTACTTCGGTGCAGCAGCGGCCCAAAGAGCGGCCTTGGCGAGGTCTTCCTCGCTGTTCTCACCATTGAATATCTGGCGGGCCAGATCCATTCGCTGATTGAGTTCAGTGTTCCACTCCTCGTCGTTCTCGCGAGGCTCGAAGATTTCAAGAGCGCGAGCGTTCTCGGCCACCTTCGACCAGGTCTTGTTCGCTTCCTCAAGAGCAGTCTTCGTATTCGCCGATTCCTCCTCCTGATACCGCGAGCGGATCGCTTCGTAATCGCTCTTCGCCTCGTTGATCTCAGCGGATCGCTCCGACTGGATCTCCTCATGCTTGACGATCAATGCGCCTAGCTTGGCCTTCTTGGCAGGGCTGAGACCATCGACGATGTCGTCGATCTGTGAGTTCCGGTAATCGCTCTCAGGAGCTTTCAAGAGCGATACAAGGCGGTCGCCATCGGTGCCGACCAAGTTCTTGACCGAATCAAACACGCCGTTGATGCGGGATTCGTACTTCTTGACGAACTCAGGATGCCGCTCGATGTCGAGAAGACGCAGACGCTCGGAAAGAGCTTCTCGCTCCTCGTTGAGCGTCTTCAGCTTGGTCTCGTAATCATCCGTAGGAGTCTTGGTCGCGTTCTTCTTGAGATCCTCAAGCTGCTTCGCAAGAGCCGCCTTCTCCTCCTTGATCTTGCGGAAAGCCTCCGCTGCCTTCGTGGACTTGATCGTATCAGGGATATCCGAGTCGGGTTCCGCCGCAGGAGCCTCCTCCACCTGCTTCTGCTTTGAAGAAAACATCAGTTCGATGTCCTTCTCAGCGCGAGACTTGGCAGGTTCGGTTGAGGTCTTCTTGTTTTGAGCCGGGGCAGATTCCTTCTTGGCTGGCTTCCTCAGTTCAGCCTCGGTTACAGGGCTGGCCACAGCCTCCTCGTTCGCGCTCATCTTGTTGAACGCATCGAGGATTGAATTGCCGAAGTCCGGTGTTTCACCGGAGTTCACGATAGGCGAGTTGAGTTGATCTCCATCCATAGGTTTTATTTCTTAATACTGCTTTTCAAATGTTGCTTCTGGTTCCTTGACCACTTCATTTGCCGACAATTTACGAAGGTTTTCAAGACAATGCGCGTAGCCAGCGGTTACACCGGCAGCGAAAATGATGTCCGATTCCTTTGATCCGTGTCCCGGCATCGGAACAGGCATCGATTCTGCCACGATACGAAGTGCCATTCGCATGATCGGGTTGGATACGATTCGAGCTAGTTCAGCGTTCTGACCGTCAGAGATCCATTGGGAGAGATTGATCTCCGGCAGGTTCATCAAGTCCTTCGGTTCGCTCTTCGTTGAGCCTTTGAGCCATTTTATCATGTAGTGTCTTCTTCTTTCTGTTCTTGTGGAGTTTGGGCATCGGATCGATCACATCAGCAAATCGCGGCGGTCGCTGTGCGTTGACGACATCTTTCCTCGGTCGAATCACCTTCGTGATCTCAAGCAGATCCGCATACGGGATTCGGATGTAACCACAGTCCACATCGTTGATTCCGTAGGTGACGACCACCTGAGCCTTGTTCGATTCGTAGTACGCGCCGCACGGGAACACAACCGCCGGTAAACCCGGCCACCAATCATGCTGGTTTGTTCCAGTGAGGATCGGCATCGAGGTCATGCGAACGATGCGGAACGGTGCTTTCGCCTCGAAAGCGTACGCACCCATGTAGTAACGCCGCTTGTTCGCAATCCACGGCAAGCTGCTGTGGAAGAAGGTCCAATACATTCCGTCGATCAGGATCGGGTTCGAGCCACCACGAACCTCGCCAAACTTGTAGAACGGATTGAACTCGTCAGTCGTGTACTCCTCCTCCTTCTCAAGGCGACCGTTAAATCGAACAACCTTGTGAGGGTTGGCCGAGTAGATCATGTGCGGAGCGTTGTCATGAACGAACCACAGCCAGTTCTTTTCGTGACCATCGTTGACCATCGCCTGGGCGTTGTTGTTGCCGTACAACGGATCGAATCGGGCGACGTTGTGGAAGTGCTTGTCCAAGAGGAACATACCCTGATGGGCGTAGCTCTTGAACGGAATGAACGTACAGCAGCTTAGACCGTACTTGTCTCCGAATCGGACGACGCGAGGGTCTTCAAACTGCTCGTTCGGATAGTGCGAGTTGAGCGTGATGAGAGCCTTCTTGGTGGCCCGCAGATCACGCGAAAGCTCGAACATCACGATGTCGTTCTTCTCGATGTAGACATCCTCGTCCTTCTCCCGCTTGTTACGGCAGCGACGGGCGAAAAATGTGATTCGTCCATCGTCCTCCTGGAGAATCGTCGGGTTGAAATAGTACGTCCCGGTCTCCTGAGGGAGAACAATCTTTCCGACCTCCCAATCCACCTGATCTTTCAGCGGAGGAACGTCATTCTTTGCGTAGCTCATCAGGAATTCTGCTGCGAATTTGTTTTCGTCGTAGAGGGCCAGCCAATGGTCGCGCTCTTCGCGCAACTCAGTCAGATGTTCCTCATGTTCCTTGGTTCGTATTTCAAGCGTCTTGCGAAGGTCTTCGATCTGCATGAGCAAGTCGGCATGACCATCTCCACCGTTCGCAAACCGCTTGAGTGCCTTGATGCTTAAGTCACGGATGATGTCTCTCATCGTTTTTTGTACACACGGGTTTTTCCATTCTCCAGATACGTTACATGATCAAACTTAAATTGTATGAGTTCTTGAACGAGCTTCATAGTCTCCCAGTTCGCGTCGTCCATGATGAAATAACCACCAGTTTTGATGCGAGGAGTCCAAGCGACGACATCGCGGCACGAATCCCACTCGGTATGCGCTCCATCGAGATGCAGAATATCGATGGAATTTTCGGAGAACTTGAATGACCCATCCCAAGATGTCTCACGCATGACGCGAAGGTTCGCATCAAGTTCAAGATGTCTGAAGTTACGAAGAAAATTGTTGTAGATCGAGTCGAGTTCCCACTGCCGTTCCCCAAGATTCTTGCCGTAACCATTCTCGTCCATCGCAGCTTCACTCCACGGATCGACAGCGAACACCTTGCACGGATGGTCAAGTGATGCAGCGCAAAAGCTGGCAAGACTAAGCCCCTTCCACACGCCAACTTCGACAACCACCTCGGGCTTGGTTTCAAGCACAAGATCGTACAGATAC